AAGATACCGGCTCCGAGGGCGAACAGCCTGACGTAGCCCAAACCGCTGCATTGATACGCCTGAATACCGAGGTCAATGCCTGGTTGGTATCGCGTTCCTTGTGGCATGACGACCGCGATCGGGATGTTGAGACGATTTTCCGTGAGATCCTCGCCACTTGGCCAGACAAGGCGCTGGCTCAGGCGGTTGATAAGGTTCTGGTGCTCAGCGACATGAAAGGCGCTGGATCCACGGAAGGTGAAGACGCCGCAGATGATTCCCAGGCCGACAGCCTGGAAAAGCCTTAACCCGCGAGCGAGAGTTCATCCTGCGCCTGGCCCATGAGTTTCGCCGGGCTGATTGGCGCAGGATGCTCAGTGAAATGACGGCCAGTGAGTTCGCGTGCTGGGTACGGTTTTTCGGCGAAACGCCATTCAGCAACCGGTTACTGGATGCTGAATTTGCGGCATTGAACAGCACAATAGTGTCACTGGTATCTGGCGATGTCGGCATGAGTGCGCGGGATTTCAGTTTGCTTGCGGCTGAGCAGGCGCCGGAAGAAATGACTGAGGAATTGCTGATGTCTGCCGGCGAAGGTTTGGCGGGAGGAATACGTTATGGCGCAGCAGATAGCTGATCTGGTCGTCAATCTTAATGCTGATACGGTCCGTTTTCATGAACAGATGGGCCGTGTTGAGCGTCAAATGCAGGAAGCTGGCCGCAAGGCAGATGTGTCAGCGGAGCGGATGCGCCGGCTGGCCGAACGTCAGGCTTCAGCCATCAGTGATGCAGCTCAGGGGAGTGCTCAGGCCGTTGTTCAGGCGCAAGCCCGGCAGGCTGCATCATCCGAAAAATTGGCTGAGAAATGGGCCGCGCAGGCGCTGGCGGTTGAAGAGACGCATAAGCGAGTCGCTGACTACAGCCGCCGTCTGCAAAGCAGCCAATCGCAGGCTACCGCATTGGCCCGGGAACAGGATGGGCTAACTGCTTCTTTTTTCCGCCAGATCGATGGCGTGAAGCAGCTCGATGGCAGCTTGCAGCAACTGCGTGCCATTCAAGCTCGGATCCGTGAGGCACGCAAAGCCGGCAACATCAGCCAAAATGATTACCTCACGTTGGTGACGCACACCACGGCAAAAGTGAAGGAGCTTTCCGCTGCAGAAGACCAGGCGGGGCGTGACAAAGCTCGGTTTATTCAGCAACTCAAGAGCCAGGTCGCCACACAGCAACTCTCTCGCACCGAAATGTTGCGCTTTCGGGCTGCGCAACTGGGTGTCGGGGATGCTGCTGATATTTATATCCGCAAGCTTGAGGCCGCCAAAGGCAGTACCCATGAGTTGGGCCTGAAAAGCGCTGCAGCGCGTCGTGAATTGGGGATCTTGTTCGGTGAGGTGGCTCGGGGAAACTTCGGGGCACTCCGTGGCTCGGGCATTACGTTGGCAAACCGCGCCGGCTGGATTGACCAACTGATGACGCTGCGAGGGCTGGGTATCGCCGGTGTTGTCGGCGGTATTGCGGGTGGGCTCTACGCCGTGGGCAAGGCCTGGCATGATGGCTCACAGGAAGCCGTCGAGTTCAATCGTCAGCTTATCCTGACGGGGAATTATGCGGGTAAAACAGCCGGCGATCTGCAGTTAATGGCAAGAGCACTCACCAGCAATAGCGTCACACAGCATGATGCCGCCGATGCATTGGCGAAAGTGGTGGGTTCCGGCAGTTTCTCCAGTAACGCCATCAGCATGATCGCGGACACTGCGGCCCGGCTCAAGGCGAATGTCGGGCAGTCAATCGATGAGACGGTTAATCAGTTTAAGCGCCTGCAGGATGATCCTGTTCAAGCTGTCACCGAACTTGACAAGTCTTTGCACTTTTTGACCGCAACGCAACTTGAGCAGATCACTCACCTTTCCGAACAGGGGCGCGCTACAGACGCCGCCGCCCTTGCTATGGACAGTTACGCGACAGCCATGCGGCAGCGCAGTGGCGAGATCAAAGAGAACCTCGGCACGCTGGAATCGGCATGGAAATGGCTGGGGGATGCGGCATCGTCCGCCTGGGACAAGATGCTGAATATCGGCCGTGAGACCACGGTTAAGGACAAGATCCGCGAGGTTCAGCAGAAACTTGACGAGATTAAGCGCGCTCCTGGTAACCAGCTAAACCTTTACCGTGCGACCGGCCAAACGGCAACGGATCTCGAGAAAGAGCTTTCACAACTGAAAGAGCAGGATTACCAGGAAAGTGTGAAGGCGGCGCGAGAGAAAGCCGACCGCGACGAGGAGACGCGTCAAAAACGCCAGTTTCAGGCCAATCAGGCACTCAAGCAGCAGTATGAGACGGCAGAAGAGAAACACCAGCGTGAGCTGGCGAAGATCCGTAACTCCTATGCATCCCAGTCGGTGAAAGATGACGCCGTGCGTCGGGAAAACGAGCGCTATGCCAAGGAAAAAGCAAGGCAGACTCGCAAAGGGCCGCAGTATCGCGCACCGGCAGGCAACCTGGCAGATGAGAAGGCGCAAGGTGACCTGCTGGCCCTGGAATCGCGGCTTGAAGTCCTGAAAAAGCATAAAAGCGTCAATGATACGGTAAGCCGGCAGCGCCAAGACCTGTGGGAGGCGCAGGCGAAATTTACCGTGTTGGAGCAGGCAGCCGACAAGCGCAAATTAACTGCGCAGGAAAAGTCCCTCCTGGCCTCTCGCGACAGCATTCTCGCGCAAAAGGAAGCCCTGGCGGTGAAGGGGGACGAGGTTGCTCTGCAGGAAAGGCTTAATCGGCTCTCTGATCAGGCGGATAAGTACCTGGCGCAACAGCAGGCGAAGCAGGAAGCGATCGCCAACAGCCGGGGGCTGTCCGGGCGTGAAATGCAACGAGAGCTGGAAAGGCAGCAGCTTGCTTACGGTCAGAAAGATAACCCCCGCCTTGGCGAACTGCAGGCGGCACAGGAAAAAACCTTTGCCCTGGAAGATCAGAAACGGGGCAATTGGCTGGCCGGCGCCAAAACGGCGTGGGCGGAGTATCGCGATGCGGCGCTTGATGTCAATGCGCAGATCAAAAATGCCAGCACGCAAGCACTGGACGGCATCAGTGGCCAATTGACCACCTTCCTGACCGAGGGGAAAGCCAGCTTTAAGGATTTCGCCAAGTCCATTCTGAAAATGCTGACCGAAATCTTGGTCAAAATGGCGCTGGTCAAAGGCATCAGCGCCGTCGCGGGAGCGTTTGGCGGCGGCTCAGTCGTACCGAATGCCGTGGGTGGCGTCTACCGTTCGCCAGGCCTGGGCGCCTGGAGTGGTCAGGTGGTCAACAAGCCGACATTGTTCGCGTTCGCCCAAGGGGCCGGGTTGATGGGGGAGGCAGGGCCGGAAGGCATCTTCCCCCTTCGACGCGGTGCAGATGGCAAGCTGGGCGTGGTGGCCAAACTTGCCGGCGCCGGAATGACCTTTGCCCCTAATTACAATGTGAGCATTAACAATGATGGCAGTAACGGGCAATTGGGCCCGGAGGCTGCGAGGGCAATTTATGACCTGGGTAAACAGGGGGCGCGTGACTTCTTCCTGCAGCAGCAGCGGGATGGTGGAATGATGGGGGCATGACATGGAGACATTCATCTGGAAAGTCAGGCCCGACATGCGCGTGGAGTCTGAGCCACGTGTGAAGTCGGTGGCTTTTGGCGACGGCTATGAACAGCGCCGGCCTGATGGCATCAATAATGACTTGAAAAAGTACAGCATCGCACTTTCGCGCAAACATGCCGAAGCGCAAGAGGTGGAGCGTTTTCTTGCCCGCCACGGCGGCGCGGCGGCATTTCTGTGGACCCCTCCTTTTCAGGCGCAGGCCATTCGTGTGGTTTGTCGAAAGTGGTCAACTTCCGTGAAACTGATTTGGACAGAATTTAGCGCCGAATTTGAACAGGTTGTTGCCTGAAGCGCCCGCTATATGCGGGCTTTTGATTTATGGAGCCTCAATGCAACAAATACCGCCAGAAATGCGCATTGCCATTACCGAAATCAATATGGATGCCCTGATCGAGCTGTACGACATCGACATGACACTGATCGGCGGCACGCGACTGCGTTTGCACAGCGGGGTAAATGGCATGATGAAGCCGGTAGTCTGGCAAGGGCATGAATACGAGCCTTATCCCATAAAAGGCAGCGGCTTTACCTTCAACGGTAAAGGCCCCGCAGCCCGGCCGACGCTGGAGGTCTCTAACCTGCTGGGGCTGGTCACCGCCATTGCAGGGGATTTTGACAGCGCCGTAGGCGGGGTGGTCATACGCCGTCAGGTCTGCGTGCGTTATCTGGACGCCGTGAATTTTGCCGGCGGCAATCCGCAGGCAGACGCGTCTCAGGAGGTGGTCAGCCGCTGGGTGATTGAACAGATGACCAAACTGACCGCGCGTGCCGCCGAGTTTACCTTGTCGGCGCCCAGTGAAACGGATGGACTGATGCTTCCCGGCCGGGTCATCTTGTCCGATGTCTGCCCGTGGGGCTACCGGTCTGAAGAATGTGGATACGCGGGTCCGCCGGTTGCTGACGAGTTCGGCAAACCCACTACCGATCCTGCCAGGGACAAGTGCGGCAGGCGCTTATCTGACTGCAAGCTTCGTAACAACGCCGGCCGCATTGGCTGTTTCATCTCAACTTCCCGCCTGGGTAACTGACATTCAGGACACTGCATGATTGAAAAAGACATATTAGCGCACGCGCAGGCGGTGGCACCGGCGGAATCGTGCGGCCTGGTGGTACGCACCGAGCAGGGAGTGCGCTATTTCCCGGCAGAAAACCGGGCCGCCTGTCGGGTTCAGCATTTTATCTTCACGCCCGAAGACTATATCCAGGCGAGCCGGCAGGGTGAAGTGGTTGCTGTGGTGCACAGCCACCCTGACGGTGAACCTTTTTTGAGCACCGCAGACCGCGAGCATCAGGTTAACAGCGGCTTGCCGTGGTGGTTGGTCTGTGAGGGCAGGATACACCGTTTTCGGTGTGTGCCCCCGTTGCTGGGGCGGCAGTTCGTGCACGGCGATACCGATTGTTATGGGCTGTTTCGGGATGCCTACCATTTGGCCGGGATTGATTTACCGGATTTTTACCGCGGTGAGGACTGGTGGCGACGCGGGGATAACCTTTACCTCGATAACTTTGGTGATAATGGTTTTCGTCAGGTGAAAACGTCCATTCGACCGGGTGACATCATCCTTTGCTGCTATGCCAGTTCAGTTCCGAATCACGCTGCCGTGTATCTCGGCGACCAGACCATTCTGCACCATATTCCTAACCAACTCAGTAAACGCGAGGTGTATACCGACCGATGGCAACGCATGACTCACTCAATCTGGCGCTACCACGCGTGGCGACCTTCTGCCTGTACGGGGATCTACAACGATTTGGCCGCCGCTTTGCGATGAATGTCGAGAGCGCCGCCGAGGGACTTCATGGCTTGTTGATGCAAATCCCCCCATTGCGCCAACGCATCCAAGAGGGTTGGTATCAGGTGCGCATCGCCGGCTGTGATGTACTGCCCAATGACTTTCATCAGCGCTTACATGAACCATTGGCGCCCGGGGCCGTTGTGCATATCGTGCCAAGATTGGCAGGTGCTGCAAAGGGGGGCGCTTTCCAATTTATCGCCGGTGCCGCCATTCTGGCCGTAGGGTGGTGGAACCCGGCGGGATGGGGAGCGGCCGCAACGATAATGATGTCTACCGGCGCCGCCATGATGCTCGGCGGCGTGGCACAGATGCTGACACCGATGCCGAAATCGCCAACGCTTTCGCGCAGCGAGGAAGAAAAGGGCAACACGTATTTCAGCAATCTTGACAACGCTGTGGCGCAAGGTATGCCGGTGCCCGTGGTTTACGGTGAAATGCTCTGCGGTTCACGGGTGATCTCTCAGGCAGTAGAGATCATGGATGACGGAGACGCAA